AATCCGCAGTGTTACTTCCTAATGTCGTTTAGCAGACTATGGAGGGCATTCAGAGACTGAACGGGTGTTGGTGAACTATGAAGGAGTAGCTATCCTGAGTTTGCTTAAGATACAGTCCGCCCCACTGGGAAACCTTTGGGATCAAGCGTTTGATGGGGATAAATCTTGTCCCAAACAGGTGGCTGCCTGCTAGGTTGTAGATAAAACCTAGTGGGGAAAACATTGTAATATCTACTAGCATGTGTATGAGCAAAGATACATGAGCTAATATAACCACCTAGTCATTCTTTAAAATTTAAAAGAATGGCAACGTAACCAAATTGCGGGAAACCCCTTAGAGCCTCTTGCTACCACCTCATAGTAGAAATATTATGAGGGAACTCGGTTAACTGCCGAACCCAATGGTAAAAACGCAAGAGGATTGGGCAATCCGCAGCCAAGCTCCTAAGTC